TAAGTCTTCTGTTACAGATCCCGGTACAGTTGGAATTCTTATTAATGGTGTCGAAATATCAAATTATAAGTCTGAAGATAAGGTTTATTATGGGCCAATAGATAAAGTTGAACTATTAAATGGTGGTAAAGATTTTGATGTTACAAATCCACCATTAATTGAAGTTTCTTCCGGAATCGGAACAACGGCACTGATTCAACCAGTTATTTCCGGCAAAATAGAAGAAGTTTTGGTAGATCAGCAAGATTATGATATAGAAAAAATTGTATCAATTAGTATTTCTGGGGGAAATGGGTCTGATGGTGATTTAGAACCTGTTCTTACCAAAAGATCTAGACAAGTATCGTTTGATGGTAGAAGAAATTCCTTAGGAGGAGGAATTTACACTACTACAGATAGAATTGTTTGTCTAACGGATCATAATTTCTTGGATGGAGAAGAAGTAATTTACAATTCTTCAGGAAATGAGAGTTTATTAATCGGTTCTGGAACGGAAACTTTATCTAATAATACGTCATATTTCGTAAAAGTTATAAACAATAAAACAATATCATTATTCAATACAAAAGATGATTTTGTAAACGGATCAAATCAAATTGGATTTAGTACTGGTACTGAGGGTATTCATAAATTTAGTACAACTAATAGTAAAAAAACAATTTCTTCCGTAAATGTATTAAATGGTGGGAAATATACAAATAGAAATTTGAAATTTAAATATAGTGATATAGATGTAGATTCAGATATAATTATATTCAAGGATCATGGTTTTAAAACTGGAGAACTGGTAACTTATTCTGCGGAATCCGCTAATGCTGCTATTAGTAGTTTAAATGAAGCAAATAGTTACTTTATTTTAAGAGTAGATGATGACGGATTTAGATTATGTGATGCTGGAATTGGAGCAACAATAACATCAAATCTTGATCGGCAGTTATATGTCAAAATTGAATCCCAGACTAATATGTCTGGTTATCATAGTATAAGTTATCCCCCAGTATCAGTTTCAATAAAATACCAACCAGTAGGATTTGGCACAGACACTCAAACATATGAAGAAATAATAGCTACTCCCGTTATTAAGGGTGAAATTACAGGTCTTTACTTATATGAGAAAGGCACTGGATATGGTACTACAATATTAAATTATGATAAATCTCCGGTCGTTTCCATTAAAAATGGTAAAAATGCTTCTCTAATACCAAATATTATTAATGGAAAAATTGACTCTGTTAATATTGAATATCCCGGAACTGAATATTATTCAGTTCCAAATCTTGAAGTAGTTGATTCAGGAACTCTTGGTTCTGGAGCAAAATTAAGAGCTGTTATTTCGAATGGAAAAATTACAGATGTTAAGGTATTAAATGGAGGTATTGGATACTCCAATGCTTCAACAATATCTGTTACTTCAAGTGGTTCTGGTGCAAGCATAAAAACAAAAATAAGATCTTTAACTGTTGATGATACTAAGAGATTTGAAAATGAAAAATATTTGAGTCGCGATAGTGGTCTTCAGTATACCGTTTCTGGTTATTTTGAAAAACTTCGCAATTCATTTGGAGAAACTTCTGGAAAGTTATCAGAAATTATTGGTTGGGCCTATGATGGAAATCCAATTTATGGTCCCTATGGGAATTCTGATCCATCAGTAAATAATTCATCAACATCCAGAATTATGACCTCTAGTTATGTGTTGGATACATCAAATGTTTCAGATAGACCTTCTGGATTTGTTGATGGATTTTTTGTAGAGGACTATAAATTTGATGCTAGTGGAGATCTTGATGAATATAATGGAAGATTTTCGGTTACAAAAGAATTTCCTAATGGAATATATGCATATTATGCTACTATTAACGAAGGTACTCCGTCATTCCCATATTTTATTGGAAATAAATATAAATCAAAATTATTGGAAGAAAATAAAATTCTTAATCAAGAATACGATTTTTCATCAACAAATATCTTAAGAAATACTTATCCATATAAAATTTCCGATAGTAATTCTAATTATGAATTTATTCCAAAAATTGATAATATAAAGCAAAAAATAAAGGTAGGTTCTGTTAGCAGAGGGGAAGTTGAGAAACTTAGTATTATAAGTTCTGGTGATAATTATAAAGTCGATGATTTAGTCTTATTTGAGAGTTTACCTTCAGACGGTTCTGGTTTATCAGCATCTGTTTCAAAAATAAAAGGTAAAGATATACAAGAAATTAATGCAACCGTAGAATCATATAATGCGGAAATAAGTTGGTTAAATCCAAAACAACTCAAGTTCAATATAGTACCAAATCATAATCTTCTTGATAATGATTATGTTTATATATCTGGAATATCTTCAGATAGTCTTATTGATTTAAATTTATCTACGAAAAAAATAAGTGTAGGATCGTCAATTGTATCTTCATGTATTTCTACAGTAACTTCATCTCCTAGTTTAGATACTAAAGAAATTTACCTATCATATATTCCAAAAAATATTTCTATAGGTAGTAGTATAAAAATTGAAGATGAGATCTTAAAAGTATTGGGAATATATGAATCTGAAAATATTTTAAGAGTCGAAAGAGGTTCTATAGGAGTTGCTCATTCAGAAAATACTCCTGTTTATTTCCTGAATGATTCATTTATTGTAGATTTTTCTTCAGAGTATTTAATTTCAGATACAAACAAAAAAGTCTTCTTTAATCCTCAAGAATCGATAGGATTTGGCATAGCTGCTGGAATTGGAAGTAGTAAAGAAGTTACATTTGGCAATCAAACTATTGTCAAAAATATTCCAACACAAACAATTGAAATACCAAATCATCCATTTACAAATAATCAAAAAATTAAATTCTTTGTTCCTAATGGTGGACTAAATATTGGAGTTTCTACTGATGGAGGAGTTACTTCCCAGTTTTTGCCAGAAGACGTTTATGTTGTAAATAAAGGTAAAAACTTTATTGGATTAAAAACAGAGTTATCTTCAGAAAATTCTCTATTCTTTGTTTCATGTGATACAAATAGTGATTTATATCGATTTGAAACTACATATTCTCCAATAACTGCAACAGTAAGTAAAAATATTGCTAGAGTTTCAGTATCAACTTCTCATAACCTCAATGTTGGAGATAGAGTTGAATTAAACGTTCAACCAAATCTTAATGTTGGTATTGGAACATCTACATCTACTACGACCTCAACATCATTATTTTTTAAACTTCCTCATAGTGTAGATGTCAATAATAATACACTAACAGTTATTGCAGATTCTGATTATCCACTAAATGCTTATTATTCACTTAATACTGGTGATGCGGTAACAACCTTCTGCCCAAATTCTACATTTGGAATTTATTTAGATGATGGATCAAAAATACCATCATCTACACAGTACTTCATATTTAAAGTTGATGATAATACCTATAAGTTGTGTGAAACATATAGTGATGCTGTAAGTAATCCTCCAATTACGCTTGGTTTTTCATCAACATCACCAGAACAAGGTGAGAGTTGGACTAACTCTCAGCAAATAATTGCACTAATCCCTAATAATAAAGGTATAAAAGTAACTAAAGGAAATAATTTAGTATTTGTTCCTTCATCCGGAAATTATGATGAAAATAATCGTCCTCCTACAATATTTACTGATAACAAGTTTGAACATGAATTTGTTTCCGCAGGATCTACAACCAAGTTTAATGTCGTATCGACAGGATCTTCTTTAACAATTAATTATGACAAAGATTTACCAACAAAACTTTATTGGAATTCGAAAACCCTTTTAGCAAATTATTACAACACATTTAGCGGTAGATATGCAGATGTTAAAAATTATAATGAAATTTTATATGTAGATAGTGTTTACAATACAGAAACTTCTGTTGTTTCTGTTGGAGATACTTATTTTGATTTAGTGCTTACAGATGTTCCCGAAAGACTTTCATATAACAAATCTGAATGCACTTCTTTAGTTTATTCAACCGATTCTAAAAATGCTCAAGGGCCAATCGATAATATTAGAATAATTTCAAAAGGAAATTATAAGAAATTGCCCAAGTTTAGTACAATAACATCAACGTCGGGAAAAGATGCTTATATTTCTGCAGAATCTTCAGTTATTGGAAATATTAACAACATTGAGATATTATCAAATGAATTTGAATATTCTTCAGATATTACATTGAAACCACAATCTTATATTTCTCCATTAATTACATTAGATAATTCCAATACTATTGATTCTGTTTCAGTTGTAAATGGCGGATCTTCTTATACTAAAGAACCAGATTTGATTATAGTAGATTCCATAAGTGGTAAAAAAATAAACAGTGGATTGCTTAAAGCAAATTTAAATAATGCTTCTATTTCAACAGTAGATATTTTAGAAAAACCCACAGGAATTCCTGATGATTCTGCAAAAATATTTGCAATTAACAATACTAATGGTATTAGTATTGTTAAAGTAGAGTCAAATTCTACTGGTATTTTTACATGCTTTATTACAACGCCATCGGGAGAAAATGGATTTTCAGTATCGCCTTTTAATATTAACGGTGGAGATATAGTATACATTGAGGGAATTATCAAAGATAGTGAAGATGGAAATGGATTTAATTCCGAAGATTATGGATATAAATTCTTTGTTACGAAAGAATATATTAAGCAGTCTGGAGCAAATGATAAGGTAGTTATTGACTTATCAGATTCTTCAAATTTAAATTTGAGTTCTAATACTGGAATAGCAAAAACTACTGAAAATATTTTTGGTACAATTATATTAAAAGATGATTACCCATCATTTACAATTTCTCAGTCGAGATCATTATTCGAAAATGGAGAATTTGTAACCATCAATGGGTCAGACTCAGATATTAAAATTGTAGAATCTAGAGAATCTACAATAAAGATTTTTGGATTTTCTAATATTCAAAAAGGGGATGTTTTGGCTGGTAAAAATTCTGGAACTGTTGCCACAATATCCAAAGTTCATAGAAATTCTGGATTATTCTCTGTAGATTATTCTTCTCCTGTGGAAAATGGATGGAAAGATGGAATTGGTAAGTTAAGTTCAGACTATCAAAAGATCGCAGATAATGATTATTATCAGAATTTATCATATAGTGTTAAGAGTTCTATTTCATATGAAAAATCAAAACCTGTAGTTGATAGTATACTTCATACTTCTGGATTGAAGAATTTTGCAGATATGCAGATACAAGAAGTAGTTAGTGATGTCGGTATTAAAACAAATGGTGGTAAAGATGAATCTACAGATCTTCATATTTTAGTAAGTGAAGAAAGAGTTGATTCAATAAACGATTTCGATTTAGTAAGAGATTTGGACAATACATCAGAAAAGTCTAGATTTTTAGAATTTAAAAATAGAAGATTATCCAATTTCGCAGAGTGTACTGGAAATAGGGTTTTGGCTATTGATGATTTGCAACCATTATTTTCAAATTTTGAAAGTGATACTGTAGAATATAAGACAATTCTTGAGTTATCAGATACGGTTTCATTTGATAATTATTTGGTCAAAATTACAAGTACTGATGAATCTCATCAACAGTTATCAGAATTTGTTATATTAAACGATTCGGATAATAGGATAATTGTAAATAGAGGTTTTGTGACAAATGATTTATCTGATACATACGACCCAAATACATATGGAACTTTTGAAATTAATTTGGATGATGATAATAAAAATTATTTGAGATTTTATCCAACTGATGCGTATGATTATGATTACGATTTAAAGTTGATTAGAAGTAGATTTGTTTCCATGGGGGCTGGCATAGGAACAATTTCTGTTGGATTTGTTGATGTTACAAGTACGAACTCCATTGTTTCTGCCGGAACTACTAATAGTTTAGTGGAATTTGACTCTTCAGATTTTAAATCAATGTACGCCAATGTGCAAATAATTGATACTACAACAAACGAAATGAATTTTGTTGAATTGTATATGTCTCATGATGGAACGAATACATTTATTTCAGAAAATTATTTTGATACTATTGAAAGTCAATTGTCTTCTAATGTTATAGGCATATTCACAGGCAGTGACTTGAGTAATAATAAATTTGGATTAAAATATATTAATGATACGGAAAATTCTAATACAGTTAGAGCAAAAATTATTGGTTTTGGACCAGTTTCTGGTGGTGCAGGAACATATAGATTTAAGTCATCGAGTCAAACTGATGGTACAGAAAGATCTGTAATCTATTCATCAAATTCTAGCAGTGCAACAGGAGATTCTGTCATAGCTTCTTTTGATGCTAATTTATTTGATTGCTCAAAATCTATTGTAGAAATTACTATTGGTTCAATAAGAGCTTTACATCAAGTAATGTCTACCTGGAATTCTTCTGATTCATTTGTCAAACAATCCACATTCTTATCACATGGATCAGATGGAAATGATGACCCATTTAATGATATTTCAGGAATTGGAACTTTTGGTGGAAATATAAATGGTTCAAATTATGAGTTAAAATTTTATCCAGATCACGATTTTTCTACATCTACTCTCAATTTCTCAGTATTTAATCAAGTCTTTTATAAAACATTCGATGAGGATAATACTCCTTTAGATCTTGAATATGGAACTATAAGTGAAAATATTTCTTTGAGTAAGTATAATGCAATAAATGGAGAGAGAATTAATAGAAAAGATTTTGAATTAACATCAAATAATGTTCCCATTTTTATAAAGGGATTTGATCCATCTAATACCTCGACATTAAATACGACAACAGGTGAATTTACAATTAAAGATCATTTTTTCTATACAGGACAGGAATTAAAGTATACTCCAAAAACTAGTCTTATAAACGTTACTCCATCATCTATGACATATTATTCTGGTGGTAGTAATGTCACTTTACCAAGTACAGTTTTTGCTATAAGGCAAACTAATGACAGTTTTTATGTTGCAACAACATATGATAATGCAACTCTTGGAATAGCAGTTACTACTTTAGGAGTGGGTGTTGGCAATACACATGAGTTTGAGGCAATTAAAAAGGAAGAAAAGGTTATCATTTCAATTGATAACATTGTACAGTATCCATTAATAGATACTAATTTAGTTTTTGACTTATCACAATCAATTGGATCTGGAACAACATTTATTTCTTTAAGTGGAATAAATTCAATCAGACCTAATGATGTTCTTTCAATTGAAAATGAATATTTAAAAGTTATAAACGTTGGTTTAGGTGAGCAAAATACTGGCCCAATCGTTGGTTCGGGTTCATTTAATTTAGTTAATGTTGAAAGAGGTGTGTTAGGTACAGATGCAGATTCTCATTCCAATAGTGGTTCTGATCATGTCAGAATTTATAGAGGATCATTTAATATTCAAGGAAATACAATTCATTTTACAGATGCTCCTAGAGGAAATCCAGAATTAGTAACTAACAAATCAAATTCTGATTATGAGACTTCAGATTTTAATGGAAGAGTTTTCCTAAAATCAAATTATGATAGTAATAAAATATTTGATGATATTTCGGAACAATTTACTGGAGATGTTGGAACAGGAAGAACATTTACTTTAACTGTTGCTGGATTGAACACTTCTGGAATAGGAACAGAAGGAAAAAATGGAATTGTTTTTATTAATGGAGTTTATCAATCACCAACAACAGAAAATAATCCAAATGGAAATTATGAAATTGTTGAGACTGAAGCATCTGGATCCGATCCTGGAATAACAAGTATTATATTTTCTGCAATAACTATTCCAGAAACTTTACCAGTAACATATCATTCATCAGAATATGATGTAAATCAAAATGAACTTCCAAGGGGCGGATTAATTGTTTCATTGGGATCAACACCAGGAAGTGGTTATGCACCTCTTGTAGGGGCGTCTGTAACTGCTATTGTGACTGGAGGAGTTATTCAAAGTGTTGGTGTTGGTACTACAGATAACTTCGGGTCTGGTTATAATGGATTAGTTTCTATTGGTGTTACAGTTTTTGAAGAGGGTCATACTGGAACAGCAGCATCTGTAAGGGCTTTGGTTGGATTAGGAGGAACACTGTCATTCACTGTTGATGATGGAGGAACTAATTACAACAATCCACAAATATTTGTAAGTCCACCAAGTTATGAAAACTTATCTCCAGTAGGAATTTCTAGAATAGGTATTGGAGATACTACGGAAACTGGGAACGGACTTTTAGTTGATGCAAAGATAGGTCCAATTTCTGTTGCTACAGGTGCTGGTTCTACTTTGTATGAAGTTTCAGAATTTAAAATTTCTAGACAAGGATTTAATTTCCGTAAAGGAGATAAATTTACTCTCGCAGGATTAGTTACAGCAAGAGGATTGGATGAACCGATCAATCCATTTGAATTGGAAGTATTGGAAGTGTATAATGATTCATTTGCATCTTGGAATTTTGGAAATTTAGATTATATTGATTCAATAAAATCTTTCCAAGATGGTGAAAGAACCAAATTTACATTGAGATATGATGGTTCATTATTAAGTTTTGAATCAGTTGAAGGTTCTGATGTAGATTTTGCTCAAATACTGTTAGTCTTTGTTAATGGAATTTTGCAAAAACCAACTGAGACTTACGAATTTACAGGAGGAACTACAATAAACTTCAAAACAGCTCCAAAGATAGATGATAGTGTTAATATCTATTTTTATCTTGGAGTGGATGGAGTTGATGTCAATAAAGATGTTAGTGTGAGAGAAACTATAGAAGTAGGTGATAATATCCAAGTTACTAATAACAATTATATAAGTCCTTCATATTCACAAGAAGAAAGAACTAACTATTCTATAACTGCATCAGATATAATTGAAACTAATTTATATCTTGGAGAAGGAATTATTGTAAATGATGAATATAAACCTCTGAAATGGATAAAGCAAAAATCAGATAAGATTTTAAATGGTGAGAATGTTTCTAAAAATAGAGTATCTTTGGAACCATTGATTATTCCAACATCAAATATTATTAAGGACGTTGGAATTGGAAATACAAATCTTATTTTTATTGATAATGCAGAATCGTTTAAATATGACAATTTATCCAAATTCACTTGCACTATAATTAATCCATTAGTAGGAGTACATCACGTTTCTGAATTTGATTCGGTTGTTGGTTCTTCAGGAACAATAACTGAGATAACAGTAAGTACATTTGACAGTGAGCCATGTTTACAGTTTACATTGCAAGATGCTGGAAATGCACTCCAAACAGGATTCCCAATTTACATATTTAATACTCAATTGGGTGTTAATAATCAATATAGTAATGTATATAATGGCGTTACTACAGAAGATGATGATGGAAATACCATAGGAGTCGGGGTATCATTCTTGGATAACATTTATTACGTATCCGCATATAATTCTACAACTGGAACTATAACATGTAGAGTTAATACTGCCGGACAAACTGCAATATCTGGAATATCCACTTCAGGAATTGTTGGAAATTATTCTTGGGGGTATGTTATTAACACATCAAAGAATTTATCATTTACAAACTCTGATGATGTACTTATTTCCGGAATGGAAGTAAATACATCAGAACAAAATATTGGTTTATCAACTCATCCTGTATTAATTAGAAAAACTGGAGGATTTAGGGGAGGACTAAAGCGAGAAATACTATCTTAATTGAATTTTTTAAAAGTTTTATAAATACCTAAAAAACGATTAGTATGGCAGCTATAGTAACGGATCAGTTTAGGATATCAAATGCCAATAATTTTATAGAATCTGTATTAGATGCTAATAATTCATATTATGTATTTTTAGGTCTATCAAATCCAAACTTGAGTGACTCCGCCGCAACTTCTTTTGGAAGAACAAGTGGAACTACGAGTAATATTTCAAACTGGGACACTTCCCCACCTTCTCCAACAGATAATTTTCAACATATATCTCATTATAAAGATACTTCACTATTTGGTAAAAAAGTAACAAGTGAAAATGTTAGAAGAGTTGTAAAAAAACATCAATGGACTAAAGGTTTGTCATATGATATGTATAGACATGATTATGGCAGAAAACTTTCTAATGGCGAAGTATTTCAAGCCCCAAATTCAAAAACTTCTAGACTTTATGATTCAAATTATTATGTTGTAAATAAAGATTATAAAGTTTATATTTGTATTGATAATGGAGCCTATGGTATTCCAGGTACGGATAGTGCAAAGGGAGGAAAATCTTTATACGAACCATTATCCACTACATCAGCACCATTTATTGCTGGTGATGATGGGTATTTGTGGAAATATCTATTTACAATTTCTCCCAGCGATATTATAAAATTTGATTCGACTGAATATATTATTTTGCCTAATAATTGGGAAACGGAAACATCTGGAGTAAGAGACAATGGAAATTCTGATGAAGAGCAAAATCAAATAAAAAAAGTATATATTGAAGATCCAGGAGTAAATTATTTTCCAGGACAAACTGTTATTTGTGACATAATTGGAGATGGAACTGGTGCCAAAGTTTCTATTACAACAGATTCTGCAGGAAAAATTATTTCAACTTCAATGTATAGTGGTGGAAGTGGATATACATATGGAGTTGTTGATTTAAAACAAGAGACTATTGGTGGTACGACTGCCAAATTAATTCCAATTATTCCACCATCAAAAGGTCATGGGTTTGATATTTATAAGGAATTAGGTGCTGATAAGATTTTAATTTATTCTAGATTCGATGATTCTACAAGAGACTTCCCAACAGACACAAAATTTGCTCAGGTTGGAATTTTAAAAAATCCCACACAATATTCTTCAACAACCGTATTTACTCAAAATTCGTTCTCTTCTTTATACGCATTAAAACTTGATGAGGATGCAACTATTAATGAAAGTGAAATTACTATTGGTTCTGAAATTAGGCAAACTTATGTATTAAATAATATAAATTATAAAGCGAAGGGATATGTTGCATCATATGATAGGGCAACTAAAGTTTTAAAGTATTATAAAGATAGATCTTTATTTTTCAATCCCGTAAATAAAAGTGATCAGGTAGATTTTTTAAATGTTACTATAGAATCTAATAGTAGTATTGATTTTAGTTCTTCCGATTCAAATAGTTTATCTATATTAAATTCTTCCGGAACTACAATTGCTAGTATTGATTCATCTTTTAGTGAGTCAACTATTAATGGAATTCCTTTGGGAGTAACTTTCCAAAATGGGGTTGCTAATCCAGAGATAAATAAAAAAACAGGCGATGTAATTTATATTGATAATCGGCCTTTAGTTAGTAGAGACATTAGACAAAAAGAAGACATCAAAATTATTCTGGAATTTTAAAAAACAATGGCACAAAAAACAGATTTAAATATAACTCCATATTATGATGATTTTGATGCGTCTAAAAACTACCAAAAAGTATTATTTAAACCGGGTTATCCTGTACAAGCTAGAGAATTAACTACTTTACAGTCCGTTTTACAAAATCAATTGGAAGGACTTTCCAATTATATATTTAAAAATAATACTGTTGTAAAATCTGGTGGTATTAGTTATGATGCAAATTTTTATGCCGTTAAATTAAATTCCAAATTTGATAATATTGATGTTTCATTGTATGCGAATCTTCTTTTAGGTAAAGATATTGCAGGACAGACATCTGGAAGTACTGCTGAAGTCAGGTTTGTAGTTCTTCCGGATGGTGATGAGGTAAAAGATCTTACATTATATGTAAAATATAAAAAATCGGATAATAATTTAAAATTCAACCAATTTGAAGATGGTGAAGAAATTTCTTGTGCTTCTGCAATAACATATGGTAATACAACAATTTCTTCTGGAGACTCTTTAGCATCACTCGTTCCTTCCGATGCTACTGCAATTGGTTCTGCAGCATTTATAGGGGATAGCACATATTATGTAAGAGGTTATTATGTAAATGTACCAAAACAAACATTAATTTTAGATTATTATACTAATGCTCCATCATATAGAGTTGGTTTAAAAATTGATGAAGTATTAGTGACATCAAAAGATGATGAGACATTAAATGATAATGCAAAGGGATTCACTAATTATGCTTCTCCGGGGGCAGATAGATTACAAATTAATTTATCTTTAACTAAAAAATTAATTTCTGATACAAAGGATACAAATTTTATTGAACTAATAAGAGTAGATAATGGCGGATTAAAAAAAGTTGTAGATAAAACTGATTTAGGTAGAATTGGTGATCGCCTTGCCGAAAGAACTTATGAAGAATCTGGACATTATGCGCTAGATAATTTTGGCATTACATTACACGAATCATTAAATAATAAACTTGGTAATGATGGCGTATTTTTAGATACTCAAACAACAGATCAGGGAAATAAACCGTCTGACGATCTTTTATCTATCAAGGTTTCTTCAGGCGAAGCTTATGTTCATGGATATAATTATGAGAAATTGCCAGCAATAGTAGATTTAGAAAAACCAAGAGATACTAGAAAAGTTGAGTTATCAAATATTCCTTTTGAATTTGGCAACTTAATTAGAATTAATAATGTTAAAGGATCTCCCGAGCAGAAAAAAACTATATCATTAAGAAAAAAATTAAGATCTGATATTTCACCAGAAACTAATACTGACCATAATATAGGTGAAGCAAGAGTATATACCTTTAATTTATCTGGAGCACCATATAGTGGTAATGCATCTTTATGGGATTTATACTTATATGATATACAAATCTATACCAGACTGAATATTACCGCAATTCCAGAATCAAACGAAATTAAAGAGTCATATTATGTGAAAGGAAAAAATAGTGGTGCAACAGGATATGTTGTAAGGGATCCTTCTACAGATGCAGAACAATATTTAACTCTCAGACAAGTAAATGGATTATTTATTGTTGGAGAATCTTTAGAAATAAATGGCATAAATTCCGATTATGCAGTAACTGGAATAACTGATTGGAGTGTAAGAGATGTAAAATCTTTATATCAATCTACCGCATATACTACCGATTTTATAGCAGATTTATTTTTAGAAAAAACATCTTTACCAAATGGCATTACTCAAGGAACAATAAACAGTAGTAGTAAAATAGTAAGTGCAGGGAAAATTTTTACTGGTATTAGAGAGGGTGATATTATTAGATATGAAACTGGAAATGGAGATATACAATTTAATTCAGTTTCGGTTATTGGAGCGGGTTCAACTGAATTAACATTAGCATCTATTGGTGGTGCAGTTCCAGGTGTATATGATACTGGAGTATCTGTTGGGACATATAATATTTCTCTTGCATCCCCAAGATTACTTAACACCAATAATGCATCACTATATGCAGAATTACCAGAACCTATAATATCTTCTATCGATTTGTCCGGTTCAACTTTAGAAATATCTCATCAAGTAACACCAAATATAACTTCAAGTACTGTAACTATTGATAATGATACTCTGGGTATTACAAGTTCTTTCTTCCAGGGATACGATGATGAAAGATATTCTGTCATATACAGTGATGGAACTATTGAAGATTTGAGAGCAGATCAAGTTCAAATCGATTCAAATAATGATTTGGTTTTAAATGGATTAAATTCCTCTGGAGGGAATTCTGTTGTAAATGCAACTTTAAGTAAAGTTGGTGTAGAAACTAAGCAGAAAAAATATACCAGAAGTACAGCAATTTCAGTTACAGGATCAAAAAATAAAAGTTCTGGTTCGGACTCATCTTCAAGTTTTAATGATGGGTTGGCATATAATGAATACTATGGAATGAGAGTTCAAGATGGAGAAATTTCTTTAAATTATCCTGATGTTGTTAAAGTTATAGCCGTATTAGAATCTCTCGATACTGGAATGCCTACATTGGATAGTATTCAAGTATTAGATTCTAGTGTTGCTGATAACGCATTGAAAGGAGAATATATTGAAAGTTCTTCAACAAATGCAGTTGCTCAGGTAGTATCTGTAACTGGAAGTGTAATTGATGTAGTATATTTAAATGATGATAGATTTGTCAGAGGAGAAACTGTTATCTTCAAAGAGTCTAATGGCAAAACTACATTAAGTGCAGTTAATAGAGGATCATATCAAAATATAACAGAATCTTTTATTCTTGATAAGGGTCAGAAGGATCAATATTATGATTATTCAAAATTAGTGAGAAAAAATAATACTTCGATTCCGTCAAGAAAATTAAAAATTATATTTGATCATTATGAAGTTCCGTCATCAGATAATGGAGATGTATTTACGGTTTTAAGTTATGATAAGGATAGATTTACAAATGATATTCCTACAATTGGTCCAAGGCTTGTTAGAGCATCAGATACTCTTGACTTTAGACCAAGAGTAACTGCACCTTTTAGTGCCAATGATATGTCTCCTTTTGACTTTTCTTCAAGATCTTTCAATACTGTACCCAAGTTAATTTTAAAACCCAAGGGTAATTGTATAGTTGCATATGAACACTATCTTCCAAGAATTGATAAATTATATCTAGATTTATTTGGCAATTATATTGTTCAAAAAGGAATTTCTGAAATAAATCCAAAAGAACCGGTAAATTATAATCCGGATGAGATGATGGAATTATCAACAATTTCATTCCCACCATATCTCTTTAATCCTAAAGAAGCGGTATTGAGAATGAAAGATAATAAGAGATATACCATGAGAGATATTGGAGATCTTGAAGATAGAATTGAAAACTTGGAAAGAGTAACCACACTTTCATTACTAGAATTAAATACACAATCTCTTCAGATTAGAGATGCTAATGGAAATGATAGGTTTAAAAGTGGTTTCTTTGTAGATGATTTCAAAAACAATTCTTTAATAAATCGTTCTTTTTCGACTATGGTAGTTGATGAAGGGTTAAATGAATTAACTTCTTTCCGATCAGAAAATAGCATAAAACCTCAGATAACTCCTGCAACATTTACATCTGATGAAACTACTGACTTATCTATAGATTTTGACCTGTTGGATCCTAATGTCCAAAAGACTGGAAATGTTATTTCATTGAAATACAATTCAATAAAGTGGTTGGAGCAAAATTTAGCAACTAAAGTACAAAATGTAAATGAGTACAATGCATTTTTATACGTTGGAGTTGTTCAATTAACTCCTCCTAGCGATACTTGGACAAGAACAGAAAGACTTCCGAATGCAAGTATTAGTACTGCAACATGGATAGCAGATCCTTCACGTAGAGGTCAAGTTATTGTTAGTTCTTGGGCTGGGGATGTATTAGTATCTTCCGAAAGAGATACTTACATGAGATCCAGAAATACTCAGTTCTCTGCGTATGATTTAAAACCAGAGACTCAATATTATCAATTTATGAGTGGAAACGGAAATGTAGATATAATTCCAAAACTTTTGGAGATTGCAAATGATGAAACTTTAGATACATATGGGTCCATAGGAAGTTTTTCTGTAGGAGAAACTGTAGTTGGATATGATTTTGAGAATAATGAGACAATAAGATTTAGAGTTGCATCTCCATCACATAAAGAAGGATCTTTTAGTAATCCATCTAAAAAATATTCTTTAAATCCATATGTAAGAACAGAAAATCTTACAAATGTGACATCTTACACACCTTCATCTAAGGTATTGAACGTAGATATTTTTTCTTTAGCAGATCAATCTCAACCCGAATATTATGGATTTATTAAAAAGATTGCTGCAAATAGCAACACAAAATTAGTTGGTCAGACAAGCGGAGCTGTTGCCTTTGTTAAGGATCTCAGACTAGTTTCTGATATAATTGGTGATTTAATTGGTGCATATTTTATCAGAGATCCCCGTGGCATACCAACACCAACGACTAGAATTGAAAATGGAAAAGTACAATATAAACTAACAAATAGTCCAACTAATGAAAAACCACTTCCAGGAAGCACGGCAATTTCTCATGCAGAAACAACATATGAATCTACAGTAATTACACGCAAAATACAATTCCAAACGAGAACACACACAACATATTTTGTCGATCCTTTAGCACAATCATTTTCTGTAGGTTCAAATATAGAATCTCCAAATGAATATCAAACTTTATCAGACGATTCTGAAGGAATTTATTTAGTTGGTACAGATATATTCTTTGCAAGTAAGTCTTCTAGTGCTCCACTTAGAGTGGAAATTAGAACGATGGAAAATGGCAAACCAACAAGAACCGTAATTGGAAAACCAGTAACTCTGACTCCAGATGAAATAACAACTTCAAGAACTGCATCGGTAGCAACTCATGTCAAGTTTGAACCAACATATCTTGCTCCAGGAAAAGAATATGCAATAACTCTTGTTGCAGAAACTTCAACAGATTATGAAGTTTGGATTGCTAGAAGAAATGAAGTAACTATAGAAACTCAGGATTTAGCAAATACACCCGATGCAGTTGTTTATGATAAGCAGTGGTCTATTGGATCTTTATTCAAATCCCAAAATGGTTCTATTTGGACCGAAGATCAAGAAGAGGATATGAAAATTGTTCTTTATAAGGCACAATTCACATCTTCTGAGGGAACAGCATATTTCCATAATCCAACAATTGATGCTACGGGAGTTAATGCTAGAAAGTTGGATAATAACCCAATTACGACTTTACCCAAAAAGATTGTTTTGGGTATCAAGACCGAAACTTCAGATGAACTTTCTATTGGCAATTCCATAACAGTTGGAAGAAAAATTGCAGGAAATTTAAATGGATATGGATTTATTGAAGCAATAGGTTCTCCAGTAAAATCTGGCGATGGCGTACTTACTTCAATATCTTCAGGATCAAATTATGTACCTACTGCCCAACAAACAAATATACCGACTTTCAATATTGTTGGAAATGGATCTGGATTAACAGTCGATGTAACTCCAGATGATAATGGAGAAATTCCAACTAGTAGTACTGCTGTTGTAGTAAATACTGCTGGAAGTGGATATAAAATTGGTGATATAGTTGGGTTAGTAACTTCAAGTTTAACTAACAAATCAGGTTCTGGTGCCAGAATTACAATTACTCAAATTGATGGCATAGATACTTTATATTTAACTAATGTTCAAGGAGAAGTTGGAACAGGAAAGGCATTTGTTGGCGACAATAATGAGGTATTGAAATTTTATAACAATGATGGCAATATATCATCTTTGGCATCTACAGTAACTACAGCAACTGCTGAAGCTGAACCAAATACTGGCGATTATATATTAGTAAATCATTTTAATCATGGAATGTATGAAAATGGTATATCAGGTATAAATTCAGTTTCTTTGTTAAGAGTTGATTCAAGTGTTAAAGCAACATATTTAACTTCTAAATTAGATATTGACAATACCTCCACAATAAGTGTTGGAGATACTTCTAACTTCACTCAATTTGAAGGAAAGAGTGTGACAAATGTTGGTACACCACATATTGGATATGTTCAAATTGGAGATGAAATTATTGGATATAATGAAATTGGTCAAGGAACATTAAGTATTTCTGGTAGAGCTGTGGAAGGAAAAATTCAACCACATTTAATAAATTCGCCAGTTAAGAAATATGAGTTGAACGGTGTTTCTTTAAGAAGAATTAATAAAAAACATCGGTTAAGTACATTAAACAATAATATTGATGGATATGCAATTAAAATTGATATGGAGGGAAGAACTGAAGATACTGCAGATCATACTAGATTATCATTCAATTCTGACGAAACTCTGGGGGGTTCTAATGTCAGAGCTACAGAAAATATAATATATGGAGAAATAGAACCTCAGTTTGATGTCTATGTTCCACCATCAACATCAACTACAGCATCGATCAGAACAATTACTGGAACAAGTATTGATGGAACAGAAACTCCTTTCATTGACAAGGGATTTGAAAATGTTCAAATAGGAGTTAGAAATAAGTTATCTTCTCTCAGAATGATAACTTCTAGAGACAATCAAAACAGTAGATTGACAAATATTCCTAGAAATAGATCTTTAACATCTGCTATTAATTTAAAGAGATCATCTACTAATGAAAATCTTTCTCCCATCATTTATACAAATACTTCATCAATAAATCTTATTTGTAGTAGAATTGATAATCCAATTTCGGATTTTGCATCAGATGCAAGAGTCAATTCTATTTTTGAAGATCCGCATTCTTCAGTTTATGTTTCAAATGAAATTTCGCTAGCAAATGCTGCTACATCATTGAAAGTATTATTAACTGCATATAGACCTGAAAATTCTGAAATTAGAGTTCTTTACAGACTTAATAAAGAGAATAATGAATCTAATAATGATGGATTTATTTTATTCCCAGGATATGATAATTTAAAGAGAACTCAGGCAGGAAATTTGACAGTAGTCGATTCTGCTAAAAATAGTGGTAGATCTGATTTATTTGTACCTTCAAGTCTACAAAATCAATATCTTGAGTATGAGTACTCGATTGATGGACTTGATCAATTTATTGGATTCACAATAAAAATTATTTTTACAAATAAGAGTCAATCAGATTCCCCAAGTATTAGAGATATTAGAACTATTGCATTAGCATGATAAAAGTAGAAGGTCATAAAAATCTTTACAGAGATGAAAAAACTGGCGCAATAATAAATTGCAGTTCAGTTGATTATCAAAATTATATTAGTTTAAGAGAACAAAAATATGATGAAAAGAAGGAATTGAATGAATTAAGAAAAGAATTGAATGACCTAAAAAAATTAATGCATAATTTTATGAATAATCATTAAAAATATAAATAGTTAAAAATATTAGTATATCGCTATGTCAGTTTATGTAAGTAATCTTACTATAAATTCTGGGGCAGATTTTTCTCAAGTATTTACTTTGGAAAATGCATCAAATTCAGCTTTAAATTTGGTTGGTTATGGTGTAACTTCAGAAATGAGAAAACATTATTCAAGTAGCGGTGTTACTACATTTTCATCATCTCTTCACAATGCTTCTTTAGGGCAAATAAAAATTGAATTGACTTCGGAGCAAACATCTGCATTAAAGTCTGGTAGATATGTTTATGACATTTTGATCACAAATACCGAAAATGTAACTACTAGAGTGGTGGAAGGAATGGCATTAGTAAGAGAGGGAGTAACTAGAAATGTCTGAAATAAAAGTAGCAAAGGTAATAAATCCTTCTGTTACGGTTAGATTGGGACAACAAAATGTAATAAAACCAATTCCAACAATTGTCACCCAAATAAAATTGGAAGACATATCAGATATGAATATTGATGGTAGAGTCAATCAAGAGTCTCAACCCACTTTAGTAATGTATGATGTAAATACTAACGAATATGTACATGTTCAACCATCAAATGTATTAGATTTGACAGATGGTACAATAGATAATGCTGTAGATTATGGTTCTTTTTGAGTTTATAATTTTATAAAAAAAAAAAATTTTAACTATTAAAAGGATAAAAAAATCAAATGGCAACACCAGTATTACAGTTTAAAAGAGGTGCATCAGAAAATATTGGTGTTGCATCTTTTAAAGCGGGAGAACCGGGATTTACTACGGATAAATATGATTTTTATATTGGTTTAGACGGAACTGCTGATAATCAGAAATTTTTTGGTAGTAGTAGATATTGGAATCGTGAAGCAAATACAACTGGATCTGAAGTTCGTCTGATAGAGAGTATTAATGCCGGAGGAGCTAATTATGTCGCATTACGTTCCCCAGCAACTCTGAACGCGGATATAACATATACATTACCAACTTCTGATGCCACAGCATCTGGAGATGTGCTGACATCTGATGGTAGCGGTACTTTAAGTTGGGTAAGCCCAGGAGATTTGTCATTATCTGACCCAGTTTTTAGTGGTATTGTAACATTTAATGGCACTAATTATAATGTTACATGGACAGAATCTGATAATACATTTAAATTTGATGATAATGCCAAATTATTATTTGGTGAAGGTAGTGATCTTCAAATTTTCCATAATACTGCTCTTGCAGGATTTGATGCGAATACAAATTATATTACTGCTGGTGTTAGTGGTGGAGATATTAATATTCAACCACCTAACAATGGTTATGTAAGAATAAAAGGTATTGATGGTGGGACAATAGCAAGGTTCGATGATGACGGACCAACTCATCTCTATAATAATGGTAGTGAAAAATTCTTAACTACTGGAATTGGCGTATCCATTCATAATGGTGATGAAGAAGCGTCTGTAATTTCAGGTCCTAGTAATCTTATTATTGATCCTGGATCAACTGACGTATTAATTAGAACTGGTAATATAAGTGGCGCTGGTATAAGTACAATTACTGGAATATCAACATCTAATATTAGTGTAAATGATTCTATTCAAGAAATTGATGGAATTGTATCTTTAGGAACCAAAGTACAAAGTATTGGTGATTCCGAAGTTGTAATGAGTCAAGTTTCCTTGGCTGCAGCATCTGATGAGACATTTATATTTACGGATCAGTCACAAATAGGAAATACCATAGTTGTTGGCGATTTATATGCCAATAAAAATTTAAGAGTTTCTGGAACATCAACATTTGTCGGAGATGTAACTTTCCAGGGAGGAACTATTGGAATTGGTGATGCTGATACTGATGATATTAATATTGCTGGAGAATTTATTTCAAGTTTAGTACCGTCTGTTGACAATACCTACGACTTAGGTTCTACAACACAGAAATGGGCAGTAACTAGAACTCATGGTTTAGATTACGAATATCAATTTGGAGCAGTTGGTGCTGGAGGAACCTTAACTTATGAGGTTACTGTTGGTACTCAAAATGACGCTGATAGATATAATGGATCCGGTTCTACTAATAAGTATAGAATAGAAGGTGAAGAAAGTCCATTTATCACTCTTGTACCAGGTAGAAAATATAAGTTTGATCAAAGTCATACTTCCAATGCTACTCATCCATTATTATTTTACAGAGAAGCAGATAAAACTACATCTTATGGTATCGGAGTATCTGTAGTTGGTACTCCTGGACAAGCGGGTGCTTATACCGAAATTGAAATAACGGATTCTACTCCACCAATTTTATATTATCAATGCAGTGCTCATGATTATATGGGTAATGCCATAGTAGTTCCTGGATCATCTGCAGGAACACTTGGTGTAAGTGATGGTACTAATACCGGATCTATAGATTTAATATCTCAAAATTTGACATTTAGTGGAACTTCTAGTGAAATTGAGGTAGGTGTTTCTAATCAAACAGTAACTATAGGTTTACCAGATACAATTATTGTTACTACAGTTCAAGCATCCAATGTTAAAGCAAAAGATGGTACAGCTGCAATTACAATTGAAGATTCAAGCGGTAGTGTTGGAATTACTTCAAATTTAACAGTTACAGGAAATCTTTCAGTTCTTGGAGGACAGTCAATTGTTAATACAGAAACTTTAAAGGTTGAGGATAGTTTAATTGAGGTTGGACTAATTAATGATAATGGGGATTTGGTAGCTCCAACTTCGGATTTAAATTATGATATTGGATTATTGATGCATTACTTTGATGGTGGCGCAAAAAAAGCAGCAGTATTTTATGATGATTCTGTTGCCAGATTAGTTCTTGCTAGCGAAGTATCGGAGTCAAATTCAGTTATCACAATATCTACATATGCAGATGTCGAAGTAGGTTCTCTTGTTGTTTCAGATACGGATGGAACAGGAGAAGATGTTATAACTTATAACACCACTAGTTCTCAAAGAGAATTGCAAAATATAGTTATAGATTGTGGAACATTTGCTTGAATTTAATAAATAAAATATAAATACGGATGGGATAATATGAATGAAATTGATTTAAAACCTTTACTTTCGGTATATCAGAAAAAATCTTTTGATTTGTTCACTCAGGTGGTTGCACTGGAAGCAAAGAATCTATCTCTTTCTCAGATGTTAGAAAATTTAAATGCCGAAAATGAATCTTTAAAGAGTGAAAATTCAAAACTAAAATCTAAAAAATCATCCCATTCTCAAAAATTAAGTAATTCCGATAATTCTGGGGAATTTTAATGGCAAAACCAAGTACCAGACAGCAACTTATAGATTATTGTCTAAGGAGGCTTGGTGCCCCAGTATTAGAAATAAATGTTGATGATGATCAAGTAGATGACTTGGTAGATGATGCACTACAATATTTTCATGAGCATCATTTTGATGGTATTGAAAAAATGTATCTCAAGTACAAAATAACACAAGAAGATATTGATAGGGGTAAAGCAGGCGGAACTGATGGTGTCGGAATTGTAACTACGACATCAACATCAACAGAGTCAACATCCTTTAATGTTTATGAAACTTCAAATTATATTCAAGTACCAGATTCTATAGTTGGCATAGATAAGGTATTTAAGTTTGATACTAGTTCAATATCTGGAGGAATGTTCAGTATCAAATATCAATTATTTTTAAATGATTTATATTATTTCAATTCTGTTGAATTGATTCAATATTCAATGGTAAAGTCTTATTTGGAAGATATAGATTATCTACTTACAACTGATAAGCAAATTAGATTTAATAAAAAACAAAATAGGTTATATTTGGATATTGATTGGTCATCTCAAACTGCCGATAATTTTATTGTTATTGAATGTTATAGAATTTTAGATCCAAATACTTTTACTAATGTCTATAATGACAGTTTTATAAAACCATATTTAACATCTTTAATTAAAAGGCAATGGGGTCAAAATTTAATTAAATTTAGAGGTGTAAAACTTCCTGGAGGAATTGAACTCAACGGAAGAGAAATATATGAAGATGCTGTTAGAGAAATAGAAGAAATAAAGGCGAAGATGAAATCAGATTATGAAATTCCACCCTTAGATTTTATTGGATAATGGCTTTAAATCCTTTCTTTTTACAAGGTTCTCCATCAGAACAAAGATTAATTCAAGAATTAATAAATGAGCAACTTAAAATATATGGTGTCGAAGTAATTTATTTACCTAGAAAAATCGTAAATAGAAAAACGATTATTGAAGAAATACAATCCTCAAAATATGATGATTCTTTTGCTTTAGAAGCTTATGTCAATACATATGATGGATATACTGGTTCTGGGGATTTATTAACAAAATTTGGAGTTAGTTTAAGAGATGATTTATCTTTAACAATCTCACAAGAACGATTTGAGGATTTTATATCCCCGTTTTTAGCTTCGGAAGATTCTGATGAAATTATTTTGGCATCGAGACCTAGAGAAGGTGATTTAATATTTTTTCCTTTGGGACAAAGATTATTTGAGGTTAAATTTGTTGAGCATGAAAAACCTTTTTATCAATTAGGAAATACCTACGTATATGAATTACAATGCGAACTTTTCGAATATGAAGATGAAATTATAGATACAAGCATTGACTCTGTTGACGAAACTGTTCAAGACAAAGGATATATTGTCGATTTAAAATTAGTATCTGCCGGAACTACCGCAACTGCAACTGCTTCAATTGGAAGTGGATTTGTGAAAAGTCTTGTATTAAATAATGACGGTTATGGTTATACTTCAACACCTTTAGTTACATTTACTTCACCACCAACAGGATTTACAACGGCTACAGCTGTAGCAATTACAACCTGTATCGCTGGTACATATTCCATAGATAGAATTGCAATTACAAATGCCGGTACTGGATACACTGAAGCACCAACAATAACAATCACTGGTGTTGGTACAGGAGCAAAAGCATCTTGTTCAGTTGGTGTAGGAGAAACCGGTGTTGTTGCATTTAATATGACAAATTATGGTACAAAATATACAATTGAACCGACAGTTACTATTACTGGTGGAGGAGGTTCTAATGCATCAGGTCAAGCTGTGGTTGGATCTGGCGCATCAATATCAAGTATCTATGTAACAAATCCCGGAACAGGATATACTGAAGCACCAACTGTTACAATTGGTACAGGTTCTACAGTTGGATCAGGTTCATTCTGGTTGAATGAGGTTGTCACAGGTTCTATTTCAGGAACAACAGCAAGAGTTAAAAGGTGGAATGCAACCACAGGAATTCTTCAGGTCTCAAATCTTTCTGGAGATTTTTATCCAGGAGAAGTTATTACAGGATATAAATCTGGAGCAAAGTATCATACTACTACATCTTCATCAAATACTACTACAGATAAATACAGACAAAACGAAGAAATCAAGACTGAATCGGACTTGATTTTAGACTTTACAGAATCAAATCCATTTGGCGTGTATAAATGTTAGGAACTTATTACTATCACGAAATTATTAGAAAAACCATAATATCTTTTGGTTCATTATTTAACCAATTGAATATAAAGCATAGTGATGCAAATAATTCAACATTTAGCGATATTAAAGTTCCTTTAGCATATGGACCTGTACAAAAATTTCTTGCAAGATTGGAACAACAACCAGATTTAAATAAATCTGTTCAAATGACTTTACCAAGAATGTCGTTTGAAATGACATCAATAAATTATGATGCGACAAGAAAAGTTGGAGTAACACAAACTTTTAAGGCGTCTGATGGGACAAATTTGAAAAGAGTTTTTATGCCAATTCCATATAATATTGGTTTTGAATTGAATATTTTAACTAAACTAAATGATGATGCTTTACAAATTGTGGAGCAAATATTGCCATATTTTCAACCTTCCTATAATGTCTCTGTAGATTTGGTGTCATCTATTGGGGAAAAAAGGGATATTCCAATTGTATTAGATAACATTTCATTTCAAGATGATTATGAGGGGGATTTTTCTGAGAGAAGGGCTTTAATCTATACTTTAAGTTTTACTGCAAAAACTTATCTTTTTGGTCCAATATCAGAAACAACAGATGGACTTATCAAAAAAGTTCAGGTGGATATTGCATCCTCAGAACAAACTACTGCAAAACGAGAAATGAGATATACGGCAAGTGTAGATCCAATTACGGCTGGTCCAGAAGATGATTTTGGATTTAGTGAAGGATGGGAATTTTTCAATGATTCTAAAACTT